CGTTTGTATTACTTGGATGTAAACACGAATGTTGACACTTTGCCACCAGAGATACGTCAAGCCGTCTCTGCTGCATACTCACAGGTAGACGGTTACGATTACACTAAGAACAACAAGGCGCAGATGATACGCCGGCTATTTGCTACGATGCCTCGTGAGGTGGCTGAGCTTAAAAGTGTGGAACCGGGACTATTCGATCGTGCCGCGGTTAGCGGAGAGCATCACACTCACTTGCGACCCGAGGAAATCTGGGACATAGCTAAACGTGATGCAGCAAGACGTGAGCTGTTTAGTGCGATGTTAGAAAACCTTAAGACGATGAAAGGGGTCACAGAAGCTTTTGGTCTTCGGCTCTACTATATGTTGTTGTAGCTGGACTAACGCAGGCTAGGATTGTAACCTTTAGTACCTATCTGTGGACAGACGACCTGGGCACGACAATGGACCGGTTAAAGGATGTGTCGGTTAAGATGAAGGCGCTACATTCTCGTGATATGTTAGACCTTACTGAGCTGTTTGAGCTTAACACACTTGTAAACCGGGGCTACGGAGCTGTCAATTGGCAGACTGAAAGAGAACATAGGTTGAACCCAGATGTGATCGACGTCAAGCCAGAAACAGTGTATGCAAAAGCGGTGTCTGTATTTAACATGGGCGTCAGGCATGGTTTCAAGTATAAACGGATGAATTTGCGTGACTTCGCTGCGGCACGTTGGGAGTGGTCACCTGCTGGTAGCGTACACTCACAACATGCGGCCGATGAAAAATATATCAACAGGGATAGCTACAGGTATAGGACCAAGTTCGTGACTCTAAACAGCATGCCTATAGAACATGTCGAACAGATGTTCACTCGGAAGCCAGCCATACGTGCATGGGCATCCACAAAGTATGAATGGGGTAAGGAGCGCGCTATATACGGCGTTGACCTGACGTCAGCAACTGTGGCCCACTTCGCTATGTTCAATTGTGAAGAAGTGTTGAAACACAGGTTCCCAGTTGGTGAAGATGCGGAAGCGGGGAGAGTGCATAAGCGGCTTAAGGCGATGTTGGAAGGTTGTGACTCATTTTGTTATGATTTCGATGACTTTAACGCTCAACATTCTACGTCCAGCATGATAGCTGTAATTAAAGCATACAGAGACGTTTTTGCGCCGGCAATGACGGAAGATCAACTCGCGGCTATGAACTGGATCTTGGACAGTTATACGGACATCATGGTTTACCCACTACAGGATGGCCCCTATAGACCAAATGGAACTCTGTTGTCTGGCTCTAGACTAACCACTTTCATCAACACGGTGCTCAATTACGTGTACATGGATATAGCAGGCGTGTTTGAACACCCTGATGTAGTAGACTCAGTACACAATGGGGACGACGTGCTGATCGCAATTCGGAGTGTGAAAGCAGCTATCGATGTACATGACATGATGGCTGACATAAATGCGAGGGCTCAACCTGCGAAGTGTAACATATTGTCTGTAGGTGAATTTCTGCGGGTAGAACACAAGATAGAAATGTCTGACGGGTTGGGCTCTCAATATTTATCACGGGCGTGTGCGACAGCCGTACATTCACGAATAGAGTCACAAATGCCGGTGAGAGCGTTAGACGCCGTCTCAGCCACTGTTACACGGATGGGAGAGTTGAAGCGCAGAGCGCCAACAGCAACAGAACAGATAGATCTGCTCACCATTAAGATCTTTAAACATCTGTCTACCGTGTTCAAGACACCGTACGACAAACTGGCCATAGCAGCTTCAGCACATAACGTCGTCGGTGGGTGTAACGACGACCGATGGGCACCGGTGGAGTGGAAGGTGCGGGAGGTGATACCATATCACCTGAGAGAGGATGAGGAATCATCGTCTGTCGAACAGGCTGTAGTACCCGGTTGCCGGGACTACGCAGCTTTAATGGAAA